ACAAATAATTTGGGTTAGTTAATAACTCCTTTTCTGTTAATGTTAAAATAATACTTTGCGTCTGCCCTTTCGTTAACCTTATCATATTACTAAATAGCAGAAATTTGAATTTGTTGCAGATAGGGGATAAATAACCTAATATGTAAAGTTTTGCCTTTACTTTGTTATAACGTAAGTCAAGTTATAACATTACTTTATCCCTTAAAAGTAACATAACAATACTTATATGTTACTTTAATAACACATTATCGTATGAACAAGTGTATCAATGTTACATTTATATGCAGGAAATTATAATTTAGATACAACAAGAGTTTATAATTTGCACTCGTTTTATACTTTAAGTATAAATTGCACCTATAAATTAAACTTTGCACCTGTTTTTATTATGTTCACGTATTCGTGAACGTTCATTGCTTGTGAACACTATCAAAACTTGCAGAGTTTACATTTTTTGCTAATTGCGTAGTATGACTACCAATAATTAACAAATTTTATTACAAGTATTTGAAAATGTGTAACATATTTACCCTAATTCTGTTACAACATTTTACATATTTTACCCTATCTATTTAACATATTGTGTCAAATTTGCATAGATTTTTCGGAAAAATTCAGGCAAATGTTTAAGACGGATTTAGCTGATTTATTCACCATTAAGTGATTTATATGGCACTTTAGTGGATAAATGTTACCAATTTGGTTACAAAGTTCTCTAATAGTAAACTTTATCAATCACAAAAGTTACCTAATAAGGCAACTTTGAGCCGTATCTGATTGACAATCGGCTCATATATGATCTATAAAAAAACCGCCGAACGAATTAACGAACGGCGGCAAACCTATAAACCTATGAAAACCTATGCGCCTGCTGTTTCTAAAACAGAATAAACTGCTTGTGCAACGCTTGGTGCTAATGCAGGCTCAGAACCTGTAAAAGTTAAAGTGAAACCACTTCTATCAGCTTGCGCAGTACCGGTAGATGCTGCATTTGCAGTCATATCAATACCACGAGTTTTTCCTAAATACCAATAAATGCCGTTGCTATCTTTTGCAACTGCTACTAAACTATTTTGCGCTAACAAAAGTAATTCATTTCTTGTATTGGTTTGTAATTTGTTTAAAATTATTTGTAGTTCTTGACCATAAACAACTGTTCCGTTTGCAACAGAAGCAGTCATTGTTTGATTGAACATAGAAGTATCTTTTACTAAAGCATACTTCCAAAAACGCTTTCCACTCGCCTTAGTCAAAGCAGTAATTACACCACTCGCCTCAGTTGTTGCAGATACGTTATCCGCTTCTGTGAAATATACTTCTACGATTCCGCCTAAACTATCGCGACAATCTAAAGTATATCCTTGTGTTAATGCACACGCCATTGTTATTTAATTTAATATTTTAAAAAATGGGGGTATTTTACACCCCCTAATAATTATGATAAGATAAACTTAACCATCTCGTCTGGGAAGGCAAAATTTACACCCATTTTGAACTCAGATACAAATCTTACTTGATCTGCTTCTTTTGCGTAGAAAATTTCAAACTTTTCTTCTTCGTTCAACAAATCTGTTCCTAAGAACAAGTTGCTTAATCTTGAAGCGTAAATTTTATTTGTTCCGTTTAAACCTTGTAAAGCAATAACTTTAATAGGTGTACCTGGTAATACAAATTCGCTATCAGACTTACCATCAAAAGAATAGTTAAACATATTAGCATTCTTCAATGCAATAGTATAAGTTCTAAAAGTGTCCATACCGCAGAAAATAGTCATATCATCATAAGCTACTACCTTAGCATCAATAGCTTTGTAAACGCCATCAAAAATGCTGATTACATTTGAAGCAGTAATACCTGTTGCAGCACTAATAGGCGCAGTTGCAATAAAAGCTACTACGTTAGCAGCTACCGGTCCAGATGCAGCACCGATTAATTTAACCAATCCGTCAAAACGAGAAAGATTAGCGTTGCCACTATCTGTATCACCCTGCCATAACGCAGTTTCTAATTGAGAAGCAATAGTCTTTGCTTTTTTCTCAGCAAACGCCTGCTCAAAAGGAATAGAATCATAAATTGATCCTGTTGGTAATGCTTTTTGTAAATACTTAGCTTCTAAGTCTTTAGGACAAAGAGATTCGTTTACTTTAATTTTTCCAACTGTTACTGTTCTTTGAGTAAAAGTTGTTGAACCTGATGCAGTAAATCCGCAGCTTCCGCCCGCTTGAAATATTGCGTCTGTGTCCATAATGTTAATCGTTTCAGAAGACTTTACGCCTACCATAACGTTGCCTGCGCTCTTAATTAAAGATGCAGTCTTTGCGCCTAATACAGAATCCGTTACCAATAAGGCTTCGTTTTGCTCTGTGTATGCGGCTAATGCTGATACGTCAAATGCCATTGTTATTAATTTTTAATGTTTAAAATTGCTTGTCTATATTTATCTAATCTTTGGCTTTTAATATCATTTGTGTTAATAAATGAATTAAAGCTATTAGGTCTTTGAATTGGATCGGCTGAAGGTGTATTTGAAAGTGCTTCAATTAATTCAGCTACTTGTGCAAATCCTTGCTTAACCTTATTTTCCAATTCTAAAACTTTCTCGTCTGATACTCTTTTAGCTTCAACTAATTCTGCAATACTTGCATTGAATTGTTCAGCCATATCTTCCATCTTTTTGTCATCCTTAGCTTCAACCTCTGCTTCTGGTGCAACTTCTTCAACCTTAGTTTCAATAGCAATAATTTTGCCATTCTCGTCTAAAGTAATTTGTGTTCCGTCCATCAATTCGTGGTCGCCTGCCGGTGCTACTGATCCGTCTGCTAAATTAACAGAACCGCCAACCTCTAATGCTGAAATTTCAACTTTAGTTCCGTCCATCAAAGAATATTCAGCCATCTCAACTTTAGTTTCTTCAACCTTAGTTTCTTCAGCTTCTACTTCCTTAACAGGCGCAGCGTTGTCCTCAAACAATGCCTTAATTTTTAAAATTGCTTCCTGTGCGTTCATACTTTTTTTATTATATAGTGAAAAAATGAAAAGTTTATCACCTAACTTGTGATAATATTTTTTTGATAGCATCAACCATTGATGCAACCTTGTTAACTTCCTTAGGTTTGTAGTTAAATAAACCCTCTACGCTAAAGCCCATAATCTCACCATTCTTTACTTTCTGCCAAGCGTCGTCATTGTCTACAATCATACTACCAAACCAACTTCCCTCTGGTGCATCTTCAAAGCCTTTCATTGGCAATATGCCTCTGCTTGTATCTGATATGAAACTTTCAAATAATGTAACCCCTTCAAAAGCTGCATTTGAATTATGCATTAAATTCACATTACTTTGGAAGCCTTTTTTGAAAAACTTTTGTACAATTTTAAGAATAGTATCACGACTAAAAGCCACATAGTAGTCGCCATAAGTAGCATCACTCCTAAAAATTGGCGTGTCAGCCAACATAATAGCGCCCGAAATAATACGACGATCTTCATTTGTAACTTCAAATTTTTGGGTTTTGTTAAATGCGTTCCAATTCTTTTGAATTGCAGGGCTATCAACTAAGGAAATAAAATCAACTTGTGAATCATCATTTACATCCTCTGTAATATCCAACATATATATTGGTAATTCTTTATTCATAATCTAAATAGTTTTTTTGTTTATATTTATCGTTTACTGAAACCTTGCTCTATTTTGTATCTCTTGTTCTCTTTGTTGAGCATTTGAAATATCGGTTTGAATTACATAAGCACGAACAGAACCCCCACCACCACCGCTACTTGTTGCTCTACGACTACCGCCGCCATCTGAGGCAATATCAGGTGGTATTCCGCCGCCGCCTCCACCTCCCGTGTCTGGTATTGCACCACCACCGCCTCCACCTAAATCTGGCGCATTAACACTACCCGTTGAAGCTGACTCATAGTTTTGTGCTTTAATTAAAGCAACTTGCTTATATCCAAATACTAATGCCGCTGCCGCTGCCGCCGCACCTAAAATTGGGCCTACTATTGGAATAATTGATAAAGATTGAAATGCTTGAACTGCTGATTGTAATGTTCCAATGATAGCTTGTGCAATTTGTGTTTTCTTATTTTTTTCAAATGCATTCTTTCTTAGTTTTTCTTCTTCTATTGAATTACCTTTTACTTTTTTAAGGTCTTGTTCAAGTTGCATTTGGTTTACCTTACTCGCTGCAGAAAATATATTATTTATTGCACTTAACGCGGCAGTTGCGTAACCTAAATATTCATTAAGTTGTTCTAACTTAGTTGCTTTTACTTGTTTAGCATATTTACCTTCAATAGCAACTTGCGCTTTTTCAAATTCTTCTTTAGAAAGTTTCTTTTGATTATATTGATCTCTAAGTTCTGCTAATTCTTTTTCTTCTGCTAAATTTATAAGTTCTATTTTAGCATCATAATATGATTGCGTTCCTTTTGTTAATGCTTGTAGATTTAATTCTAATAGTCTTAATTTCTTATCTAATCTTTTTTCTTCTGCATCTAATTCAATAGAAGTTAAATCATCTTCTGCAGTTTGTTTTAACTGATTTCTTATATCACTCTTTTCGGTTTCTGATAATTTTATAAAATTTTTATCTTCTTCTAATTCTGCTAAATCCTTTTCAAGTTTAGCTGATCTTTCTTCTTTTGCTCTTTCGCTATCATCTTCAATAGCAGCAATTTTAATGTCTTTAATTTTATCATTAAATGCTTTAAGGCTTTCTGCATCCTCTTTATCTTTTTTATCCTGATCTTCTTTTGCCTTTTTATTTATAGCATCCTTATCTGCAACAAACTTTTCATTATTAAGTTTATATAATTCATCTTTTACTTTTTGACTTACTTTTAATTGCTTAATTTCATCATCTTTTAGTTTCTTATCATTCTCTAATTGTTTAATAGCTTTATCATTCTCATCTTCAAGTATTGCTTTACTCTTTGCGTTCTGCAATTCAATAAGCATTTTATTAGCACTTTCAGTATCCGCTATTCCTTGCTTATTAGCATCGTCGCGATCCTTTTTAGCTTTTTCACCTGCCTTTGCAGTTGCGTCAGCAGTCTTTTTATTATAATCAGCCGTTAAAACTAATTGCTCGGTTTTTAAATCTCTAAATTGTTTATTTTCTTCATCTGTTAATTTACCTTTTGTTTTTAAACTTTCGCGTAATGTACTAAGTTGATTTTCAATAAGTTTTCCACTTTCTTCATAAATTTCTTTTTCAGAACCACCTTGCGCTTTTAATACTTTAATTCTATTTGTAATATCTTCGTTTGCTCTTTTATTAGCAGCAGATAATTTATTTAAGTTTCTTTCTGCATCACTTGTAACCCCAATAAAGTCTGTAAATTGTTCTACTAATGCACCTACTCCTTTTGCTAAACTTCCCAAAGGGCTTTTCTTAATCCAATTTGAAATAGCATCAAAATTATTTATAACTAATCCTAATAAAACTACAAGCGCACCTATACCTGTTGCAATAATTGCACCCTTCAAAACTTTAAATCCTGTACTTGTTTCTACAACTGCAATTCCAAAAGCCTTTTGAACAATGGCAGCCGTTTTATTTGCAGCACTATTTATTTGTATGAATGTAGTACTTGCCCTAATCTGTGTACCTAAGTTTTTAAAGCTATCTATTGAATCACCCAAAGCGTTTAAGCCCTGTGATAAAGCCATAGCCGCATTTACTTTTAATAAAGCAGCTTCTACATTCTTATTCTCTTTGCCAAATAAAGCCATACTACCCTGAAGGGCAGCAAATCCACCTGCAACTCCAGATAATGCACCCGCAACCGCTTTAAACTTTGCATCTGGATTGAAGGCATCTGTTAATGCTTTAGCATCCCCAATACGATCCTTTAAATCAGCCGCACGCTTTGCAGCAGTTACCGCCTCTTTTGAAGTAGCACCAAACTTATCAGCCATAGTAGCAACATTTGCAGTTGCTTCTTTTAGCTGCGTTCTTAAACTCTTAACCGATTCATCTGTTTTCTCAAATGCTTTATCTAATTTCTGTACCTCTTGCGTTGCCTGCGCGGTATCGGTGGTGACCTTTATACCAACTATTTCTTCTGCCATTAATTCGTGTTTATTACTTTTAATAAATTAACCTGTGTCGTTTGATATGCCATTGGGTTATAAGCATCTACTTTATTAAGCCTAAATAATACCCCATTTATCCATATATATTTGCTAAAATCCAGATCGTAAATATCTAAAGTGTTTAGATACATTTTACAAGACAATAGCTTGCTTTCAATATCTGTTATTTCTAATATGTATGGCAAATGATATGTATTAAATAAATTATCTGTTGGATAGGTAGTTGCAGGGAATTGTAACTCTTTTGGAACTCCAAAATTAATATCAATAGTCGGCGTGCTTGGATCGTCTAAGTGTCCCGCATATCCGTAAGAAGTAAGCGTTGCTAAATTACTACCTGTGCCATTGCTTCCGCTTTTAATATGCCAACTTGTAACGCCTGTTATTTTCTTCGCCATCAAAATACGAATAACACTATCCATCGGGTCTTCATTTGTATTATTGTTTGATAGCTTATAAATTTCACTATGGTATTTATCTTGTCCTGTATGCAATCTTAAAACAGAAGGCGCAAATATAATCTGCGTTGTAGCCGTATCTTTTACATAATCAAACTCTGAATCGTATAAATTATCACCATAGCTTTGCCCATATTTCTTTAAATAGTTGTCATTAAAAAAGTCTGTATCGGGCGTATATTTATAAGCGTAATACCTTGCGTTTAATTGCGACATAGGTTTAATAGACATAGAAGAACCTAAGTCAATCTTTTGCGACCAATCTAAACTATTTGTAACGGCTGAAGAATAGAAATCAATATAAGGCGCTACGTTTATTTGTTTATCATTTAAGTTATCCTGATATACATAAAGATTAAACATTTTGCATACAGATAAAAAAAAGTCTTTTTGAAATACTCCCTTTGGTAAATTCTCATTTATAGATATTACACCATTGTAGGCTACGTCTGTTATCTGGGAAGTTATTTGGCTTAAATTTATTGAAGCGCTTGAAATTGTTACTATGTAAGTGTTTGCCGTTATAGGTACACTTATTTCAATACGCACTTCATTTGTATTTGCAATATTTCCTGTATAATCAAAGCTAAAACTGAAAGGGTTATTAGCTGAAGAAGTATTTTGAGTAAAGGCTTGCACCGATACCCCACCAATATATAATGTAGCCGTAATAGAAGAAGCCGCATCTGTTTGGTATGTTCCAACTATTGAAGCAATCGTTCTAATCGTCTTTGTAACATCAGTATATGTAAATATACTTTTTCCCGCATTCTCTGTAAAATTAAGTAAAGTCGTAGTATCAAAAGGAAGGTCTGCATTTCTTGCGGTAGGTGTATTACTATTTAATAGTATTTGTGAAATTGTTTTTGCGCCTAAAATAAATCTATCATTCGCACCTCTTATTCCCTGACTATTGTTAGGTATAATTAAACTCTTGAAAAAACTTGTATCAAAAAATGCACAATCTAAAGTATATGTAGTTCCTTGAAATATTTTATCAATATATTCTTTTACATATAAAGCCGGTCTGAGTGTTGAAACGCTAAAGTCATCTTTATTGCTTGACACATCCCCGTAATCAATT